ACTCGGAAGGCGCACGCTCACTACGCTGACCAGGGGATGAGCCCCTGACCTGGGATAACTCTCTGTGACTGGTGGGGGTGATCATTCATGCCTCGCACCTCCAAGCCCGCAGGCCTGAAACTGATCGACGGCCGCGCGCCGGGCCGGGACTCCGGTGGCCGCAAGGTCAACACCGGGCCCGACTTCAAGCGCGTCCCGCCCGAGCCTCCCGAGTGGCTGTCGGAAGAGGCCGCCGCCGAGTGGCACCGCGTACTGCCGGAGCTGTCCCGCCTGGACCTGGTGAAGGAGTCGGACCGGGCGGCGCTGGCCGCGTACTGCGAGGCGTGGGCAACGTTCCGCGAGGCGACCGAGACGGTGCAGCGCGAGGGCATGACGATCGAGGCCCGGCAGGGGACGCTTGCCCATCCGGCGGTGGCGATCGCCCGCGCGGCGGGCCGTGAGTTGCGGTCGTGGGCCGGGCACTTCGGTCTGACGCCGTCGACGGAGCAGGCTCTGGCTCGAAGCGGGGGCGACGATGGGGATGCGGAGAACCCGTTCGCCGGCTCCGGCTGAGCTGGGCATCTGCGCCGAGGTTGCCTGGTACATGAAGTCTCGTGGCATCCCGCTGCCGGACTGCAGGCCGAAGGTGCAGACACCGAGTCCGGGCGAGGCGCCTGGTGCGGTGTTCGATCCGGACCGGGTGGACCGGGTGCTGAAGTCGTTTCATCTGCTGCGGCACACGCAGGGCAAGTGGGCTGGCAAGCCTCTGGATCCGGACCCGTGGCAGGTGGCGTACATCATCGCCCCGGTGTTCGGATGGGTGCGCTGGGACGACGAGGCCGAGGGCTACGTGAGGATCGTCCGCAAGCTGTACGTGGACGTCCCTCGGCGCAACGGCAAGACGACGCTCAGCGGCGGCATCGCGGTCTATCTGATGGCGGCGGACGGCGAGCCGGGCGCGCAGGTGTATGCGGCGGCGACGTCGGAGAAGCAGGCCCGGTACACGTTCGACCCGATCAAGACGATCGCGGAGCGGGCGCCGGCGCTGAAGGGGAACGTGAAGGCGTTCACCAAGAAGATCACGCATCCGGCGTCGGGCTCGTACTTCACGGTGGTCTCGTCGGTGGCGGAGGCGCTGCACGGCGCGAACGTACACGGCGGGATCATCGACGAGCTGCATGTCCACAAGAGCCCGGACCTGGTGGAGACGATCGAGACGGGGACCGGCTCGCGCCGTCAGCCGCTGGTCGTCATCATCACGACCGCGGACGAGGGCAAGCAGGAATCGATCTATGACCGCAAGCGCCAGTATGTGGAGCAGCTGGCGCGCGGCGCGCTGCACGACGTGGACACCTACGGCGTGGTGTGGGGTGCGGACGAGAGCGACGACCCCTTCTCGGTGGAGACGCAGCGTAAGGCGAACCCGGGCTACGGGGTGAGCCCGAGCGCGGCCTACCTGAAGGGGGCGGCAGCCGAGGCGCGGCAGTCCCCGGCGGACCTGGCGAAGTACCTGCGCCTGCACCTGGGGATTCGAACGAAGCAGTCGACCCGGTTCCTGCGGCTGGAGGACTGGGACGAGAATGCGGGCCTGGTGGACGAGGTGAAGCTGAAGGGACGGGAGGCGTATGGCGGGCTGGACCTGGCGAGCACATCCGACCTGTGTGCCCTGTGCTGGCTTTTCCCGAACGACAGTGACGGCACCCTGGACGCGGTGTTTCGGTTTTGGACGCCGGAGGACAACCTCAAGGCGCTGGATAAGCGGACAGCTGGGGCGGCTTCCCGCTGGGTGCGTGAGGGCTTCCTGGTGGCGACGCCGGGGAATGTCGCGGACTACGACTTCATCAAGGAGCAGATCCGCCGGGACCGTGACGTGTTCAAGGTCAAGTCGATCGGCTACGACCCGTGGAACGCCTCACAGTTGACGAACGATCTGGTCAGCGAGCGGGCTCCGATGGTGAAGGTTCGGCAGGGCTTCGCGACGATGTCGCCGGTTCTGAAGGAGATTCAGCGGTTGGTGCTAGGCGGCACGCCGGACGCTCCGGCGCTGCGCCACGGCGGGCACCCGGTGGCGCGCTGGTGCGTCGACAACTTGGCGGTCGCGATGGACCCGGCGGGCAACGTGAAGCCGGACAAGGCGAACAGCGGAGACAAGATCGACGGGGTGTCGGCTCTGGCCACGGCGATGGCCGAGGTTGTCGCGCGGCCTCCGCGGCGGAAATCCCGTTACGCGGACGAGGATGAAATCATGGTCGTGTAGCGGCCGGGGGGAGGCCGCATGTTCGCCTGGCGTCGTACCGCGGTACGTAAGCGGGTCGTGGTCAACCTGGCCGACAAGGCGTTCTCCGGGATTCTGTGGGCGAAGCGTGGCCCGCTGCTGGTGCTCCGCGATGTGGAGTTGCTGGAGGCGGGCCGGGTCGCGCAGCCGGTGGACGGCGAGGTCGTCATCGAGCGGGCGAAGGTCGAGTTCACCCAGGTGCTGGCGACGGGCGGTGGCTGATGGCTTTCGTGGTCTCGTCGGGTGAGCTGGCGGTGACGGGGGCCGGGGTGACGCCCGGATATGCGGCGATGCCGCTGCCGGCGGCGCCGTGGGAGTACGAGACGATCTGGCGCACGCAGCCGCAGGTGCGCACGGTGATCGGCTTCCTGTCGAGGAACATCGCGCAGCTCGGCATCCACACGTTCCTCCGGGTCAGCGATACGGACCGGGAGCGGCTGACGGATCACCCGCTGCCACGGCTGCTGGCGGAGCCGATGCCGGGAATGACGCAGTATCGGTTCGTGGAGCGCATCGTCTCGGACGTCGCTCTCTACGACTCCTGGTACGGGATCAAGCTGAAGCTGAACGGCCAGCTGCGGATCCTGCCGGTGCCGCCTTCGTTGATCCGCCCTTACGGCGGGAACTGGATCCGGCCCGACCACTACGAGACGGCGGGCGGCCGGGACTTCGGAGTGGATGAGGTCATCCACATCCACGGCTACGCGCCCGACAATCTGACAGTCGGTTCGTCACCGATCGAGTCCCTGCGCGAGCTCCTGCTGGAGTCGTCGGAGGCGGCCAAGCAGCGGGCGCAGATGTGGAAGTCCGGCGCCCGACTGACGGGTGTCCTCGTTCGGCCGGCCGAAGCCCCGGATTGGAATGCGAAAGACAAGGCCCGCTTCCGAGAGATGTGGCGCTCCTTCACCGACGGCGGTGGCGCCGAGGGTGGGACGCCGATCCTCGAAGACGGCATGACCTACGACAAGGTCGGCTTCAACCCGGAGCAGGCCCAGTACATCGAGGCCCGCAAGCTGACCCGCGAGGAGGTGTCGGCGGCCTACTTCATCCCGCCGCCGCTGATCGGGATCCTCGACCACGCGACCTACTCGAACATCAAAGAGCAGCACGCCCACCTGTACCAGGACACGCTCGGTCCGTGGATGGTGATGCTCCAGCAGGAGATCGCGGCGCAGGTTCTGCCTGATCTGCCGGGCAACAACGCGGACGTCTACTGCGAGTTCAACATCGACTCGAAGCTGCGCGGATCGTTCGAGGAGCAGGCGGTCGCCGCGTCGACTGCGACGGGCCGGCCGTGGATGACGGTCAACGAGACGCGCGCCCGCAACAACCTTCCGTCCATCGAGGGCGGCGATTCCCTGATCACCCCGATGAATGTCACCGAGGGCGGCCTGGCGTCCCCGCGGGACACGGCCCCGGAACCGGAGGCGCTCCCAAAAGCGCGCGGCCTGGCGCTGGTCAAGAGCGGCAGGCCGGCTGAACTCGGCACCCTGGACGGGCAGCGGGATGCACTGGCGGACACGCTGGTGAAGTTCACCGAGCGGGCCGCATCCCGGCTGCTGACTACGGCGGGCGCCAAGGCGGACGGCATGCCGGATCTCCTTGCCCTGTGGGCTGCTGGCTCGGCGGACCGGCTCGCTCAGTTGGAGGCGCTGTTCGCCGACCACGGCTACCAGCTGGCCCAGGTCGGCGCGTGGGAAGTCTTGGAGGTCCACAACCCGGACGCCGAGAACTGGTCGGCCGAGGTGATGCTCGCGTGGATCCTGGCCGCCGCAGAGACGCATGCCGCCCAGCACGAGGAGGCCGGCCTGAAGGCTGTCACCCGCGTGCAGGAGCAAGGCGGCGACGGCTGGCGCGAGGCGCTGCAAGGGGCGGCGGCAACGTGGGCGTCAGCCGCGCTGACCCGGGCGGCTACCGCGTCGACGGAGCTGCGCAGCTTCGGCGGCCACGATGCCGCGTCGGCGTCCGGGCTGACGAAGAAGATCTGGCGGACGGGCGGCCGGAACCCGCGCCCGTCGCACAAGGCGCAGGACGGCGAGGCGGTCAGTCTCGACGACGTCTTCTCCAACGGCCTTCGCTGGCCCGGAGACGGCTCCGGCAAGACGGCCGAACTCGTCAACTGCAACTGCACTCTCGACTACGCGAAGGAGGACTGACGTGCGCACGAAAGACTTCACGGCTCGTGTGAAGGCGGCGGGCGTCGCCGACGGGCTGGCCGAGGGGCAGTTCACGGCGCTGGTTTCGGTGTTCGGCAACGAGGACTCGGTCGGCGACGTCGTGCGCCCCGGGGCGTTCACGGAGACACTCGCCGAGTGGGCGGCCAAGGGCGACCCGATCCCGGTGATCTGGGCGCACGCCTGGGGTGACCCGTTCGCTCATGTCGGCACCGTCGTCAAGGCGGTCGAGACACTGCAGGGCCTGGAGATCACCGGGCAGATCGACGACCTCGACAGCAATCCGACTTCGGCACAGGTGTACCGCCTGCTGAAGGGGCGTCGCGTCACCCAGTTCTCCTTCGCCTACGACGTGAAGGAAGGCGCCTGGGTCGAGGATGAGCAGCACTCGTGGGGCGGCTACTACGAACTGCGCCGCCTCAAGCTGCACGAAGTCGGCCCCTGCCTGGTGGGTGCGAACCAGGAGACCGAATTGATCGCCGCGAAGGCGGCCGGTCTGGCGCGCGGAGCGAAGGCCGGCCGC